GGGCCAAAAGTACCCAACGCGGGTATATGGTCTGTAGGTATTTCCAAACCCAGAGCATTAATTAATTTTGGTTTGAAAAGTTCCACTTCATAAGTAACCCATAATTCACCAGCAACTCCAGATGTAGCTTGCATACCAACTGTTGCTATACTAAAACGACCTAAGTCGTATAGCCGTTGATCTGCATTCGCCGGAACAGCTCCGTCACGAACGTAAAGTTCAGAAATTGTAGTCTGACTTTTCGCGCACTCAACTGGATGTATCATGCTTGATGAGGGTTTACATGAGTTAGCAAACTCATAATTCTCCATGTTAAATTTATCAGTAAATTGAGGATCTAAGACATCATACTGCGTTGCCATAACTATAGCTCCCAATGCGGAACTAGTGGCTGAACTTAACACAGCATCAGATGAAAGACTCTTGAATTCGAATAATAAACCTCTAAATCGGTATTGTTCGAAATTGGCAGCTACTTGACTTAGCCAAGGAAATGTCTGAAGTAATCCAGAATTGATATTATAACCGGTGATTGTAAAAGGGGTTGTAGCGTTAACATCTCCCAAATACTCCCTATGTCTTAAAATAACAGCCCCATTTTGAGCGGAATTAGTGATCTGTGGTATCGTCATGCCTCCTGTCATGAGCGAATTGCCACCTACTTTAAAATCCGAAAAGCCGGAGGATATTGCACTCCTGGCGATTGGGGATAAAAGTCTTAGACCACTTTTAATATTAGTTTTAAGTTTTCCGTTTTTATTTATACGACGTTTAGGACGTCTAGCCTTAGCGGGACGGTACCGCTGTGCTTTATCAAACGCACGATTAATGATTTTTCTCTCACGACGCATACGTGCAGTACGTCGTGGAGCACGAGTTCTTCTTGTACTCATTTTTTCGTAGCCCGTAGAGCATACATGGCGCTCGGACAATTTATGTTGAAACTATTCTTAAAATTTACCGTTAACGAATAATTTTCATAAAATTTGATAGCGTCTGGATGGCAATACTCTAGTAAGCCGGGAATTTCTAAAGGTTGTAAGGTAGTCAAACTATCTAAATACGCCTCAGTAGCCACCTGTACTTCAACAGGTATTTCATAAACCTTTTCCATGAGGAATCTCGTCTTAATCCCAACGTCTCTATGTGGAATTCCATTGTCTCTGATGTAATTCATTGCTTCAATCATGAAATCTCTTTTATAAAGTTCAGTTTTTGAACCAATTAAGGCTCTAGTTCCTTCTGTGACTCTTATTGCATAACGAGCGAGACTGGCTAAAATAGGACAGCCAGGATATTGATAAGCCATACTTAAGCCTTTAGCTCTAAGTAAACCTAACATTTTACTCTTACTGGACGCAACATACTCTTTCGAGGTGTATCCAAAGTTCATTATAGCCACAGTCGGATCGGTAATTGTTATTAATTCATCAGGATCTGCTAATAATCCACAAAAAGATGCGTAGGTTAATTCATCGTGCATCTCTAATTTAATTGTAAAACCCAATTTTTTAAAATCTTCTACAGTCGGGATTCTGCCGTAGAATGTAAATAGGCCATCATCGCCTTCGATTCTTCCTTTAATACTCTTTGCTCCTATTCTATTGAGCGTATAAAGCATTATCATCAGATTGGCAAATCCATTTCCCAATGAGGTATTCATTTCCCCACTCATTCTGGTTGCCTCTACGTCAACATATATATTCTTGAACTCACAATGATTCTTACCTCCAATAATGTTACGGACTAAATACATCCATTGCTTATCGGGTAGATATTGAGTCATGTACTCATATAATTGAAATTCACACGACTCCATTGCTTGTCTAGTGAAATGTGTTTCAAATGAAGAATAATCAGTGGAAGCTATTCTACATCCACTTTGAGAAAGATTATCCACTATGTGACGGGCTCTATCAATTACGGGTACATACTTGATAAACCAATCTAACTTAAATACTTCCTTTTCTATTAACTTGAAAATTGGTCCCACGCGGCATTTAAATTCATCGCGACGGGAATTAATGGCACGAGCGTGCTTAAATTCGGGGTAGCATTCATCTTTAATAAATGATTTGACATGGGAATACTTTGTGGTTCGTCCCCATCTATCAATAAATACTCCATCGAAGTTCTTCCAGGCTTGCAACAATTGAGTTTTTCTCCAAGCTGGGTAATTAGTGTGCTCCAACCAAGTTTCAACGCTTGTATCCACGTTGGGTTCAAGTGGTTTGAGGTTTCTTTTGAGCCATCTTCTAACAAATCGTCTGAATCCAGGCAAGAGTTTGACGTCTGGTTCAGGTGGCCTTGACACAAATCGTTTCTTAATTCCCCCAAGGATGGTGTCGTTATCGGTATGATCGGGGTGAGGATTGCAGGCTCCGGTAAAATGACAACCGAGGCTGGCGAGCTGGGGTGGTCGAAACATTCTCTCACTGGGGCGCAGGATAACAATCTTTGTACCCACTTTGGACTCAGGCATCTCAGGCAGCTCGACTTCTCCAAAGCGGTATCCATATACAACGTGTCTTGGGTTTCCTTGGGGAGCGGCTGAAAATCCGCTTTACGATGTTGATATTTACACAACCTCATCATAAAATAACAAACAAGAGTAGTACCCACACTAAGAAAATTTTGGTCGAGTACACTATATCTGTTTATATTAATCGAAGCCATGTTACGGACGGTCTGATTTATTCTGTCCCACGCGGTCTTATTATCATTCATTAAATTAAGATTCACTTGCGTGGTAACATGACTAAGCAATTCAGAAGAAAAACAGCCTTTGTCTTGCCATTCCAACTTCTCAGAACCACAAAGCCAATATTTATCGACTTTCTCCCATCCGCCCCAACAACATCCCATCCTTCTTCTCATTATCGTCCTTTTATAAGTATATGTAAATGCTTGAGGATCATTATACTTTAAAGTAGAACCTTGCATATACTCAGCGCGTAAATCCAAATCTTTAATTTGCGAAA